TTTCCACGCGCACATCTGGTACAAAGTCAGCCGCTCTGAGCGGGTGTCGTATAATGGCATTACTCCAGCTTCCCAAGCTGATAACGAGGGTTCGATTCCCTTCACCCGCTCCACTATTTTCAAGGCCTGCAGCTCTGTTCATCCATTACCGCATCCCTCCGGGGGCCGTATTGGGGACCGTTTGATAAGAGTAGACGCAAACAGCCGCACAACCTGAGCACCACCCCCGTATAGGTGCCAATCCTAAAATCCGTGGGGGTTCGAAAAAAGAGTAATATCAGTAATATTTCCTCCAAAATTCAGCCACAGCCCTTATAGATCAAGGCCTCCAGCGGTTTTTCGGAAAGGCGATATTTGAGCGATAAGAGGGCGATAGTATTACCTTTCTTAAAAGCTATATTTCTATTCTTTAAAACCCAATGAATCCGGGGGTTTGACCGAAATATTACTTTTCATATCGCTTCATATTACCTTCCCTTGTAATACCGAAAACCCAGCAAAGCCGGGGCCTCCAGCCCCATTGTCGCCCTCATATTCCTCATATCGCTTTTTTAAAAAAGCCCTCCCTGCATTCAAGAATTAATCTCAATAAAGAAGTGTTCAGGAGAGATCCTGGCGGGCGGAGTTTCGGCCCCCAGACGTGGATGACCGACCATCGCAAAACGTACAGCCATCTGCGTTACGTGTAGACAACTGCTATACGCCATGGGATGATCTGTTTCGGGGAAAACTCCCCGAACCCAGACGGCAAAAACACTCAAAACACTCAAAACACTCAAAACACTCAAAACACTCAAAACACTCAAACACTCAAAATTGCCAGAGGTAGCCGCCATGAATCGTCCAACCAGCCCAGCGACAACGAAATGAAGCTAAGGAGGTAAGCCAACGACATCAACATTGACCGACCAGGGAAAAAGACCGATGACCAGTTCTCTTCTAGTGCGTGCGGAATCCGCTGCAACGGAAAAAGCCAAATCCGTCCCGCTCAACATGCGGGTCGATTTTAAGAAACGAGACTTGATCGATGTGGCCGCAGCCATTTCGGGGAGTGATCGAACCAGCTTCATCCTGGATGCTGCTTGTAAAAAAGCAGAGGAAGTCATTCTGGATCAACGCCTGTTCGTCCTTGCTGACGATGACTTTGACGCTTTCGAGCAAGCCTTACAGAAAAATCCCGTAAGGAGTAATAAATGCGTCGAGAAGCTGCTGAACAGACCCTCCCGCTGGAGCTGAGTGCACCGGTAAAGCTGAATGAGACCCACGATCTGGATCAGTTCGATTGTGGTGAGGAATCGATCAACGAGTTTCTGAAGAAAAAGGCTGTCAAAGCCCAAAATTCTAAGACCGCCACCGTGCTTGTCACGTGCATCAAAGGTACGAATACCGTCGTCGGCTATTACACATTGTCGAACGGGACGATAATGCGGGCAGATGTCGTACCGAAGAAAGCGCAGCGCAACTCGCCCCAACAGCACCCGATCACGGTCCTGGGTCGCATGGGGGTGTGTAAGACGCTCCAAGGTACCGGACTGTCGCTAGATCTGATCCAGGATGCCGTTCTCCGTGCTCTTGCCGCCTCCGAAGAAGTTGCATCAACTGCGCTCGTAGTCCATCCGCTTAACGATCGGTTGATGGGGCTTTACGAGAAAGCCGGATTTCTTCGCTGCCCGCAAATTTCCCCGATCACGATGATGCTTCCCTTCACCTGATTGGTATCGCAAAGCAACTGGCCGTACTCAACTGCGGCCGGTGAAATACTCTTCCATATTTTCATTTTCATATCCTGTGCCATCAATTCAACGCGCGAGCGAGGTAGCCCTGAGTGATTGGCTAGGTTTTGAAAATGACTGAAATAATGAAGAAGCCTGCCTGTCATGGCTTGCAGCTGATTGGAGCGCTCTACCGTTGAGCCAAAAAATCTCACAGTTGCGACCCATTCAAAATCTGAAAACAGACCCAAACCCACGCTTTCGCGTTTTTCACTCAATGAAATCGGGGGTTCCAGCGCCGCCCCTTCCGAGACCTCCCCCCATGTCGCTGTGCAACCGCGCTGCATTTCCTGTCAAAACTTTGCATTCTGTGAAATGGCCGATCCCCTGCAGAGCCCCACGGCCCGCCTGGGGTGCAGGTGCGTTTGCACTACATCCGGATTTGCACAAAAAAAGGACACAAGGCCCGTCGGCGGGAGGGGGATAAGTGCTTTTTCTCAACGTTTTTTCGTTGACCACACGTTTTCCCTGCCGAGCTTGCTCAGGACAATAGACCACAGCGCTCAGTAACTGAGGACGGACAAGGTGACACGATGTAACATGTCGCCCCCGATACACATTGGATGAAAGTCGTGTACAAAGCCGCTTTTCGTAAGGACATAAATGGCCTCAGAGCCATAGCAGTTGTAGCCGTAATTCTTTACCACTTTGGAGTTACTGGATGGGCCGGCGGCTTTGTTGGGGTTGACGTATTTTTTGTAATTTCGGGTTACCTGATGACCGAAATAATCACATCGAGAATAAACAATAAAACATTCTCAATTTATGGATTCTACCTAGCGAGAGCGCAAAGAATCATTCCTGCCCTCGCAGCTCTGTGCGGCACGCTTTTGATTTCTGGATGGTTTTTTCTACCGTCATCAGAATTACAGGAACTGGGAAGCCAAGTAAAATCAAGCTTACTTTTTATATCCAATCAAAAATTCATGGCGGATGCGGGCTACTTTGATAGTTCCTCTCAGGAAAAGTGGCTGCTGCATTCGTGGTCGCTCTCAGTGGAATGGCAGTTTTATCTGATATTCCCTCTATACATACTCGCCATTTCGAAAATCACAAAAACACAGAAACACCTTGTCTATTTTGTCGCGCTAATTGTTGTAACATCTTACGCCGCCGCACATTTAGCAGCCAAGAACCATTCAGCGTTTAACTTTTTTTCATTTGCTACTCGCGCTTGGGAAATGGGTATTGGGGGGGTAGTGTATTTATTACCCAAGAAATTAAATGACAGGTGTCACAGCACCATTCTTGGGCTTGCTGGTTTTTCCGCGATCATCGCATCTATTTTCTTAATGTCAGAAGGAGGAGATTGGCCGGGACCTACCACATTACTACCTGTACTCGGATGCGCAATTGTAATTTACGCGAACGCGAACTCCCGTTTACTGAGTAACAGTATTGCCCAATGGTTAGGCAAAATTTCATACTCACTATACTTATGGCACTGGCCCATAGTTGTTGCACTGGTATATTTGCAACTACACGACAGCCTTATGGGTATTACGGCAGGGATTTGTGCAACCCTATTACTTGGCGCTCTATCCCACGCCGCATTTGAGCAAGCACCGCAGAGCTTTTTGAAACATACGACCTTTGCCAGAAGTTCGATAGCGCTAGCGATCCTTGTCGTGTCCGTAGTGGGCATATCTCACGTAGTTTATAAATCCAGCATCAATCGGCCCGAGCAGCGTACTGTAGCAATCGCGGAAAAGGAAGCAAGCAACCAGAATCCCCGGCGTAAAACCTGTCTAATATTTAAAGGCGTCGAGTCTCCTGGTTGTATCTACGGTGGAGAAGGAAGACTAGCAGCAATAGTATTGGGCGATAGTCATGCTAATGCGTCAGTTAATGCTGTGACAGCAGCGCTTCCCGATAAAGACTTAAACGTACAGGAGTGGAGCTACGCGAGTTGCCCTACCATCACTGGATTAAACCTTGTAAAAAACGATCGGCAATGCCGTGAGTTCAATGAATGGGCAATACAAAAACTGACGACTATCGACTCATCCGTCCCAGTAATTATTATTAACAGATCATCTTCTTACCCCATGGGCAACGAAGATAACCTGACAGCGTCCAAAGGAAAGCCAATTATATATTTCAGCAAGCCCTACTCCAGCCCAGAGCCGGAATTTTTGCGGGAATACACAGAGCATTACGTAAGTACGATCTGCCAGATTTCAAAGAGGCATAAGGTTTATATTGTTCGGCCATACCCAGAGATGCTATTTAACGTCCCCAAGCAACTTGCACGAGATCTGATGATTCAGAAGGACGCGGAGATCTCAATCACACTGGCCGCGTATAAATCTCGACACGCATTTGTATATTCGGCCCAAGATTTAGCAGCTAAAGAATGTGGCGTCACCATCCTTGACCCTCTGCCCTACCTCTGTGACGAAAACAAGTGCAAAGGAAGCCAGGATGGCAGGCCTTACTATTATGACGGCAGCCATTTGAGCGAGTTTGGGAATCGAAGGCTAATTCCAATGTTTCAGCCTGTATTCCGGCTTAATCACAGTTGATCATTAGACCAACGATGACAGATGCGCCAAAAACTTGTCCAAACTTGGCGCTATTGTCGATGGGTCGAACTATTTATTTTCGAAAACCGAGGCGATTCGACTAAAAATCAAAGCGTTATAGTCGTTAGCTTCGCGGAAAGCATGGCAGCTTTGGCTGCATCTGCCGCGAAGTCTGCAGCGTCACTCGGACTCGGCGTAGGTCCTGGGACGTGGGTGTGAACAGCCAGCTGGGTATTCATCTGCTGTAGCAGATCGAGCGTGTCACACACCACCTGGAACAGATTCACAGTCCCGGACCCAATCCAGTTTTTCGGCGCCTGCAGCTGTTGACTGATCCCGGCCACGCTTTTACGCAAGCCCTGAATTTTCTCCTGCATGTCGCCACCCACCGTGGCGTTATGCTTCTGCCCCACGACCAGGTTCAGGTCGCGGCCGGTCGCCTGGTGCAGATCATCCACCGCCGCCAGGCTCGCGGATCCGCCGGAAAGCAATTTCATTGCGCCCAGCGCCTCAATCGTCTTGATGCCACCCACTGACTCGGTCGAGTGGTCGTCCACCGTCCTGGTGTGATTCTGGAAGCTCTCAGTATTGTCCAGGGCTTCGACTTCGCGCTCGATCGCCTTGTCCTGGATCTTACCGTCAGTCTGGCGTAGCCAGTTGCCGTCAGCGTCGACGCGTTGCTGGCAGGCCTCGCTGTGTTGCCACACCTGGTCGCCCTTCGGGACCCGGGGCAGGCTCAAGCCATGCGGCAGGATCTGCGTGATAAAGGGTTTGTTCGGCAAGCCGTAGGCGAAGCTGATCACCACCGTGGTGCCCTCCTCCGGAAAGCCAAACATGCCGGATTCCTGTCCCCCCATCGGTGCCGGCAACGGTAGGCTGTGAAGGATCGGCAGGTCCGGATCTGGTTCACCATCGGGCAACAGCACTTCGACGTCGACGCCAAATCGCGGCCGGAAGTCGTCGCACAGACCTGGTGCTGCAGGCGCATCAGGAACGGCCATCACGCGGCCGAAGCGCGGCAGGTGGTAACCACCGCTCAGTTCAGGGAATTGCCGGTCTACTGCGCGGCGGATTGCGTCTTCCATCGGATGGCCATCTGGTTGCCGGCGAGCGTCACGGACGTGATCCGATCGCCTTGGTTGATCGATGCACCTGGTCGCAACCCGGGAAGGGCTGCGACCATCGCGCTTTGATTGCTCTGGTAGCCGTCGAACAGCCCGGCCGGTAGCTGCAGCGGTTCGCGGGTGCCAAAGAAGCTGTCCGCCCAACTGCCGACAAACACCTCGCCGTCACCTTGCTGCTGCCAGATAAAGTCGGGGATGTTGAACACCGTGGCCAGGCTGTCCATCGCCTGGTAACCGGTGGCCAGTCCGTAGAAGTACGGTGCCTTGACCTTCGCATAGGGCTGGTCCGGCACACGAAACCTCAGCCCGGTCTTGGTGCTGATCTCGGCCAGCACCGCCTGCAGGTCTACATGGCGCAGATTCAGCGGCAGCGGGTTGGCCAGGATCGCGGCGAGCTCACGACAGGCCAGCACCTGCTCGGTGCTCGAGGCCGTCGTCGATCGCTCGACGTAGCCGATGTAGTGGCGCTGCAACGGGGCATCGTTGTAGCCGACATCGAGCATCACCAGGCCTTTCACCGCAGCGCCGGCCTGAATGGTGAACGTCGCCCGTCCGGGACTTTTCAGATCAAGCCGAACGTCCTCTTTGACCAGCGGGTACACGGTGCCGTTGATCGTCAGCACCTTGTGCAGCTTCATGCTCATTGCGGCGTTCCGCCCAGGTAGTTGTCGAGTTTCTTCAGCGTGGCTTCAAAGCCCGACAGTTCCTCGCCTTTGCCATCAGCACCGCCACCGTTGACGTCGCCGGCGACGGCTTGCCCTGGTGCGGATTGCTTGGCCACACCGTTGGCAGCACGGCGGTTTTCCACGCGCTCGGGGTTGGAGAGTTTTTCAGACAGGGTGAACTGCACCAACCACTGAGCCAGTGAATCATCCTCTCGGGCGCTGACGCCTTCCGCGAACTCGACCTCACGGATGCCGAACGCGGCCGCGGTGTCGTTGACGATGCGGTACTTCTTCAGCTGGCCACCGCTGGCCGTGGCTTCGGCCAGACGCATCAGCGTGCGCAGCTGGTCCTTGTCCACAAAGGGGATCATCAGCGTGACAGCCAGAGTCTTGGGCTTGAATCCCTTATGACCCTTGTCGGTGCTGCTGGTCTGCCCCGACATGTCATCGGCTTCGATGCGCAGGTTCGCGGTGACTTTCATTTTCTTGCCGAGGATCTGCTCGCCGTCGAGTAGCAACGTCATAGGCCCACCAACTCACGCACAAAGCTCAAGCCTTCGAGCGATCCGACCAGTAGGACGCCGGCGGACAGCACCCATTCGTGCCCCGGGGCATCGCCCTCGAGCAGCGATCGGCGCAGCTCGTTGACATCACCAGGACCGATCAGCCGCGCGCGCATGCTGCCGTCCGCTGTTCCGCCGGCGAGCAACGCCTTAAGGTCATTCAACTGCTGATCACGGCCTTGCTGCTGGGCGGCCTTGCGTGTGGCCAACGCGGCGAGGTCGCCCATTGGCGAGCTGTCGGCCGCGTAACCCTCCAGCACCGCCAGTTGGCCAGACATAGATTGCTTGGCAGCCTTGACCACGGTGCAGCGCTCAAGCGGCAGCGTTTGCCAGCGCGGCAACGGGCCAGAACTGGGAATCACCCACTTTTCCGTCTCCAGCGTGGACAGGTGTAGCGCCCGACGCTCAGCGCGCACCAGGTCAGGAATCGGCAACAACGCATTGAAGCGCGACAACGTGTCGGCCCACTGGCCGAAGTTCGTGCCCAGGAACAACAGCGACAGCGCGTATTGCGGCCCGGTTGGGCGGCCGGTGTCGGTGTTGTCGGTGAGTTTGCTCGCCAGCTGCTGCAGCAGGTTGGGTGCCGACAGGAATCGTTGATTGCCACGGCCCTGACCGATGCCGCTTTGAAACGGCGTTACCACCAGGCATGCCGGCGCCTCGCCCATCTGTTCGTCCATCGCGGCACGTCCGGCGGCGATCGCGCTTTTTGCCGCGTCACCAACCGGCCCCGGGTTGGTGCTGGTCATGCCATTGAGGCCGGCAAGGCGTTGCGCGGTGCTGACCAGCTCACCGCCGGCGAGATCCTTGGCCGCGCCCAGATCGTCCATCCATTGCGTGGCCTGCTCCGGCCAGCGCATGGTCACCGGCGCCCAGGAGCTCACTGCTCACTCTCCCAGGTCACGGCCTCGAGGGCGACCTGGTCGCCGGCTGCCAGGGCCTGATCAACTTGCGACTTCAGCTGACTCGCCTTCTGCAGCTGCTGCAGCTTGAACGCGGTGAAATCGTCACCGACCCGACGCAATTGGGCGAAGCTATGCGCACGGAACGCCTTCACACCGTCCAGATCACGGCACGCATATACGCTGTCGAGTCCAGCAAGGATCACGCCTGTCAGGTTGAGCTGGTCGTCCAACTGGCTGCTGTAGCGGTGAGGTTCACCCAAGGCGGCAGAGGTGAAGTCGCCGGTGATGGAACGCTCGCAGGCGAGATTAATCTGCGCGACTTTCACCGCGTACCGCTCTTGCAGGTCGATCTGCCAGGCGCCATTGATCCAGCGATGCAGCTCGGACGGTGGAAAACCTGAGAGAAACGGAACACCGTCGGCCAAGCTCACGATCAGTTGGCCCTCAGCTTGACCTGCAACCAATTCCGCATAGAGCGCGTTACTGATCTTGACACTATCACCCGGGATAGCAGCGCCGTGAACATCATATCGATAGAGCCCACGGGTGGATTTTGCGTAGTAAAACTGCATGGATGAACTCCGATCACTTACCGAGGGCGAACCAAAAAAGGCCGATGGAGGAAGATTGAGTGACATCCTTGTCCAAGTAAAAAGTCACCCCCTCCAAGGTCTCATCCCCTACGTAGGGGGTGATCTGGGCGGCCCAGAATTTCGAGCACTTAACAGTGGCGAGCACGCCGTAGAGCTCTGCAGGGAATGCGATCGGAAAAGTCATCGCTCGGGTGATTTCACCGGTTTGCACAATTGCAGTTTGGTTACCCCACTGCAGAATCAACCCACCCATCCAAGTGGGGAGGATCAGGTAACCGTTAGCCTGCAGACTGAGTGATAGCCCCCATCGCATCTTTTTCGGGCTGATAAAGGTGCTGTCATCAATGCCGCCGTCAGTCTGGAGCTGTGTCGCGACTCGCGTGCCGCCGGCGACCGTCTCAGTCGCCTGACTGACAGCGGTGACCATGCTGACATCGGCAGAACCATCGAAATCGAGGGTGCCTGTGACCGCCCCCGTCAGCGCGATACGGCGGGCGGTTGCCAGCTTCGCGGCCTTACCAACCACCGTCACGCCTGAAACGATGTTGGCGATCGCCGTCCAGATGAATGCCGTCGCAGCCTTAACGGCCTTGGTGGTGGCCAGGATCGCGCTGCTATTGCTCTCAGGATCATCACTGATCGCATTGGGTACATTGCCCAGCTCCACATCGTCCTTGGTCGTTGCCCGGGCACGCAGGTCGGGGTAGTCACCCACGCGAGCCGCAAAGTGCGTCACCAGCGGCCCGCCGATCGGCTCGACGGAGCGCCGATCGGTGATGGTCGCCGAGGTTGGAAAATCAGCGATGGCCACGCAGAAATGCTTCGCGCCGGCGCTGTCGGTGTAGTCTGTTTTGTCCGCAGCAAACACCACTTGCCAGCTGGCCACCACGTCACTCAATTCACGCTGCAGCGACACGTCCAGCCAGGCGGTGGTCGGAAATGCCGGCGGTACGATCGCCAACGCAGCGGACCGCTGCAGGCGAATGCCTTCCACGTAAGAGGTGCCCGGTTTGACCTGGTAAACGCCACCGATCTTTTCCACCTGCAGTGAACTGCCAAAGAAACACGCACGACCGAACACGTCACGGTTGCTCTGCCGCTCGCGTTCATCAATGCCAGCCAGGCGCACGGTGAAATCATGCTGCCAGGTGCTGGCATCAATGGTGATACCGGTCAATGCCTGGGCACCGTCGAAGGCCACCAGGAAGTTGCGCGTCAGGTTGTTGCCAATCTGCAGCGGCGGAATGTTCCGGCGTTTCTGCTGCAGGGCGACGGTGGCCACCGCAAGCAACGTACCTTCGGCCGTCTCCAAACCGATCCAATTAAAGTCCCAGTCACCAACGTCCGAGCCAATCTGCGAGCTGTACACGACCTGGTTAGGGTTCACGTAACCCGCGCTGCCGTCAGGGATGTCGTAGATATGGACGATCTGCCCTGCGGCCGGTTTCGGTGCGGCGCGATCGACCGGAATAGCGGGATCAAGGCCGGGGACATTGGCATAAATGAAGCGCGTCACCTGAAGGCCCACCTGGGCGGCTTGTTTCTGCGCAATCAGGCTCTCGCCGGCAAGGGTAATACTGGCTCCCATTTGGGGGCTCCTACAGGCTGGCAACCAGCGTTTGCTGGTCGTCGTTGAAGTCCACCACGGCGACCTGAAGGGCCACGGGTGTCAGGGTTACAAAGTCATAGCGCCGGCACGTGCGGCCGTATTGCTGGATCAGCACACGCAACAGTTCGGGGTTCTTTGCGAGCTGGGAGTCTGAGAAACGCAGCAGCACCACGTCCCAGTCTCGATCTGGCATACGCTCTTCGATCTCGACATAACCGATGCCCAGTCGTACCAGGATGCGTTTCATCCCGGCGGTGCTGCCGGCGTCCACGGCGTTGATAAAGGCGTACTTCACGCGCAGGCGATAAAGAGCCCCGGGCTCGTCCTTGAAGCGGGTGATGTCGCGCTGCCAGGCCAGCAGGTCGAGCACCACCAGGTGACAGCTGTCGGCATCGAGCTGCAGCAGTGGCCAGCGCAACCAGCCCTCGACTTTTTCCCACCAGGACTGTGCGGCGGCGGTGAGTTTTTCCAGCTCGACACCGCCGAGCCAAAAGCGCAGGTTGAGCTTAATCATGGAGCAGCACCTCCAGGCTCTGAATCCGCGGGATGTTCAGCTCGGACAGGATGTCGTCGTTGTCGAAGTGCAGCGACTCGATGCCCGGGAATTGCTGGTGCAGCTCTTCGCCGAGCCGGCTAAAGGAAAAGCGCGATTGGGGAAAGGTCAGCGTCGGCTGGTAATCCTCGGTCGTGCTTTCACGAAAGGCGGCACGGATGAACAACGCGGTTTCGTCGAGCAGGGTTTGCCGCTGGGCGGTGGTCAAGGTAGAACGTGGCCAGAGCGTCACGCGGACGGCGTGCTGGGTTTCGGGCATCACCATCACCAACAGGTCATCGCCGTGGCCATGGTTGCCCAGGTCGCGAATGTGCGCGTTGATTTGCGCCAGGTACGTCGCCGCTGGCACGTCGGCATCGAACAGCACAAAAGCGTTGGCGCTGCCCGGGCCACGCGGGGCCCCGTGCTCGAAATACACGCCATCCGGACGCACGCCCGGGAAGGCGGAAATCATCGCCCGATACACCGCATCGGTGTGCCACTGGTTGACCGCCGAGAACTGGTTGCGCACGCGCAGACGCAGCTCGTCGTTGGGTTCCTTGTCCGCCCCGGGCGTGGTCAACCAGCCATCGGCGTTGGCCACCTGGGCAATGCCGGGGATCGGCACCGGCAATACGGCGTAGTACCCCGGGGCCAGGTTGAAGCCGCTGCCGACGTCGACCGCTTCGACCGGGATCTGCAGCTGCATCGCGCCGTCAGTGAAGGTGCCGACCGCCGTCGTCACCAGCTGGTACACATGGCCATTGATCGCGGCCGACTGCACCACCGTGCCCTTGGCGACCTCGAGAGCACCGCCGGCGGCGACCCGGGTGAACAGCAAGGACCCTTTAGCCTTGGTCGCACCCTTGCGCTCGACGTTCACACCCCAGGCCAGCATGTCCAGCCAGGCGTCCGCGGCGGTTTTGACGAAGAAGTTCGGCAGCACCGTGGCAATGAAGAAGTCGAGGATCCACATCACCGGCTTGGTCACCAGCGCGGTGACCACGCGCCAGAACGGCGACCAGGTGCTGGTGTTGCTCAGTTTGCTGCCCTGGGCAACCACTTCCGCTTCCCACGCCGCCCGCAGGCCCTCCTCGGTGGTCGGAATGCCGGCGTCGGTTAGTGCCTGCTTGAAATTGACGTCGCTCACACCGTTACCTCGATCGTGCCGAACTTCATGGTTTTCGCTGTGACCAGGTACTGCCCGGGTTCGAGCTGGGTGATCAGTGCCGTGCCCGGTACCAAACGTTCGTCAGCCTCCACCAACAACTCCAACCGCTGGATGCAGTCGCGCTGTTTCAGGCTGTTGCGCTCGGCGACCAAGGTCACCAGCAGGCCGCTGTCGCGGATCATGTGCGCGATGTCCTGGGCGATGCTGGCCCGGTCATCGATGAGCACCGGTTGCCGCGATGGATCGAGCACCAGGTCGTTGTCGACGATCAGCAAATCAATGTATTCGCTCATCCACCCACCGCCATGCTCACCATGTTTTCCATCTCCAGCGGGGTCATAGGCTTGTTGTTCTGAATGGTCAGGTTCTCCACGTGAGTGCCCTTGTTCTGGCTGCTGGTGTTGTTCTGGATGCTGCTGAGCAAGCCACCCGGTGGCACGGCCGAGGCACGTGTCGGGGATAGGCTCGGGATCGCCGAGTTGATGGATTGCTGGGTGTTCTGCGCGGCACTGGCGGAGCTGGCCGCGTTCATGGCCATGTCGGCACCCGGCACTTCCGGCATACCGCCAAAACGCGCTTCGATGTTCACGCCGGGAATGCTGTTGATCATCTCGATCAGGCTGTTGATGGCCTTGTAGAACACGCCGACGATGCTGTCCCAAGCGCCTTTGGCCATGCCGGACCAGCCGCCCATGGAGTTGAACCAGTCGGACAGCACCTTGAATTGCTCGCTGACCCACTTGAAGGCCTCGCTGTTCATCAGGGCGGCCGTCCATTCGTCCCAGTAATAGACGGCGAGCGCGACGATGGCGACCAGAGCGGCGATGCCCATCACGATGACCCCGATCGGGTTAGCGGTCAGGGCCACGTTGACCAGCCAGATAGCCGCCTGCCAAGCCAACATGACGCCGCGAACGACCAGCATGGCCGCGCCGAACAGCGTCAAGATGGACAGGTAGGCGAGGATGGCCAGCTTCTGCAGCACGAACCCGGCAACGGTGCGCAGGTTCAGCAACTGCACCACTTTCCAGACCGTCACCAACCCGAGCCAGGTCATCCGGCTGATGCCAATCACCATGGTCAGCGCGGACATGGCGAAGATGATCCCGAACACGGTCAGGGTGACGATGCCGATCACCCGGGCGATATTCGGGAACAGTTGGGTCCAGCGGGTCAGCGTGGCGCCGATCGCCACCAGCTTGTTCATCAGCGGTGTCAGGATCGGGATCAGCACCTGGCCAAACACCACGCGCAAGGCTTCGACGGCGGCCGCGAATTGCTGCCACGGGTCCACCATGGCCTTTGCCATTTGCTCGGCGTTTTCCAGGCCGCGAACCTTGCCCAACTGATCCATGCCGTTGCGCAGGCGGTCGGTGTCCTTGGTCAACGCGGTAATAACGCGGGCACCTTCACCGCCGAAGGCCTCAATCAGCTTGGCGCCGGCGTCGGCGCTGTTCAGGTCACCGAACTTGCCCTCGAGCTTGCTGAGGATGTCCATCATCGGCAGCAACTTGCCGTTCTGGCCGGTGAATTTCATCCCCAGCTTTTCCGAGGCTGCGCCGATGTTTTCGAAAAACGCCTTGTAGATGCCGCCGGCGTCCCCGCCTTCCATGGTGCTGCTGAGGGAGCCGATCACCGCGAACTGCTCAGCCAAGTCCACACCAAAGGTGGTGGCGATCGAGCCGACCTCCTTGAACGCGTCCTTGAGCTGGGCACCGTCGGTGCGGAACAGCTTCACCGCAAGCGCCGTTTGGCCACCGAGTTTTTCAACCCACTCAGCCTTGCCCATGGCGTCGGCCTGGCCCTTGAACAGGTTGTACATGGTGCCCACGTAGGCGCCCATGGTTTCCGCATCGCCCTTGGTGGCCTTGGCCAACAGGTTGCTGGTGTTGGTGAAGGTGGCCAGTTGGTCACCGGTGAGGCCCTTGATCGCGCCTTCGATGCTGTACGCCGACGCGACAAAATCCCGGGCGTTTTCACCGTAGGCCACGGAGAACTCCAGGGATTTTCGATTCAACGCATTCAGCGCGTCCTCGGCCACGCCCAGCGATCGGACCTCGCCCAGGGCACGGTTCATCTCCAAGGCTGGCGCCAATGATTCGGTGATGCCCTTGCCGGCGCCGATCATGCCGCCCAGCCCCATGCCCATCGTCTTGATGTTCTTTTCGCTCTGCTCGGCAAGGTCGTTGAAACCCATTTTCACCTTGCCCAGGGGCGCGGTGACCTTGTCGGTCAGACTCAAAATGAAGGCCAGGCGGGCAGCGCGATCAGCCATGCGTGTTTATCCGTTCAATGCCTGGGCGATGCCGTTGGCAACGGCGATCCCCATGCGGTGCCAATATTCGTCTTCCAGCCACTTGGCAGTGCCCATCACCTCGGGTGTGGGCGCTTCACCAGGAAACCAGCGACCGGACAGGGCCAACAGTTGGCCTAGCCCGTCCTCTTTCAGGCGCTCAGCGTGTTCGAGGGCTTTTTTACGATGACTTCAACGTCCGGGCCGTACTCCTCGACCAGCGTGCCGGCGAGTTGCATCACCATCACCGGGTTGCCCAGTAGGGCCTTCAGCGTGGCGCGTTCTTCCTGCTTGACGGTGTTGACCAGCAAGTTGTTGGCCGGGGCCACCTTGTTGTTCTGGGTCAGGCTGTTGAAGTACTTGGTCACGTCCTGCGGCGTCAGGGTGAAAGTGAATTCTTTGTCGCCGACTTCCAGGGTGATATCGCGTGTTTCGCTCATGATCTTTTCCGTTGTGGGGGTTGGTTAAAAAGGTGCTGCAGCCGCTGTTCCAGCCGGTCTTCCAGCTTTTCCATGGCCTTGTCGATGTGCTCGGCCCGGACGTATCGCTCAGCAACCTCGATTCGAAACTCGAGATGTTCGCGGCGGGCCGCGCTGATCTGTTTGAAGAGGTACACCTGAAAGCCCGCGACGCCGGTCAGGACCAGCTCGGTGATCATCAGCAGTACGCTCACGGTCATGGATGAAAGCTCCATTTCATGCGCTCCAGTTGCCACGGCCGCCAATCCGGACGGCGGTGTACATCAGCCAGGCCAAAGGCTTGGGCATGCCCTCCTCGAGCAGGGCGTCGTAAAACACCAGGTCGGCTTCGGCTTTGGTGAATTTGCGGGTCAGGTTGGTGTAGATGTAGTCGTGCACCACGGCAGGCCGCCGGGCCAGTTCATCGTCACGCGGGATCAGCCACCACACCGGGCGCGGTACGCTGGCCAGATCCGTGCGATAGCCGGCTGGCACCGTCACCGGCCGACCATCGGCAGTCACAAAGAACAGCGGCCGGACCAGATCCCACAGGGCCGAACCGTTCACCGCCTTGACGATCAGGTCGCTTCTAAAGGGCATCGGCGGCGCACTCCACGCGGATCTTGTTCGGAGCCGCATTTGCGTCGATGAGCTGACGCATCGTGCTGCGTAGCTCTGCCGGCGCAAGGCAATATGCGCCGGCCACAATGGCCACGTAATCCGCATAAGTGCTGTCGAAGTAATCGGTGAATCTGTCCATGTGGTTGCCCGCCAACAACGCGAGCACACCGATAAATGCCACCACTCGTGTACGGTGCATTCAGTAGCTCCAGATCGCAGGGCTGGGGAAACGGCCACCGGCCGGTGCCATGCCCAGGTGAAGGAAACGAGCGTTGCCGCGCTGGCTGATCCCGAACCGGGTGAACTTCAAGTTCATCGCCAGGCGCAGGATCTCCACGGCGTCTTCGCCACGACAGCGCACGTCAACGGCCAGGCCGGTGCAGTGTTCACCTTGTACGGGTTTGTTCACTTCCACCGGGTGTTTCGGGCAGCGGTAGGCGCTGCTCAACGCCATCGGCCGGCCAAACTGCTGACGCAGGGTCACCAGCTCGGCCATGAATGCAGGATCCATCTCGGCGCCGGTGCTGTTGCATTTGCCGCACTTGCAGCGCAGTTCAGCCGCGGCGAAGTGCGGCCAGGTGATGAGACTCATCGGCGTTGTCCTTGCTCGGAAAGAGACTCGCAGGGCGTGCAGCGGATTTTTCCGCCCAGGGCGCGGCGCTTCTCGGGAATTGGGTTTTCACAGTCCAGGCAGTGGGTCCGGCTGGGCCCGATCGGGCGCACCTGGGCGAGCTGGGCCGCGATCGCCTGGTCACGCTGGCGTTGCTCCAGCGCCTGGGCACGGTCGAACGGGCACACCATCAGCGCAGGCCCTCGATCTCGGTAGCGTCCAGGTACGGCACGCCGTTGATGCGGATGAAATCCGGGCTGGTGACGTCGAACGGCACCTTGTGCTTGGACTTCTCGCCACCCTTGGGATCGATGGCCAGCAGGCTGGACACCTTCAACTTGCAGCCGAAGGCCTCGACGCGCAGTTCTTCGTCGCCAGCCGCCGCGAAGAACACCACGTCGAAGGTGTCCAGCTTGCGAAAGCTCCCAGCCGATCGGGCGGATTCGATCAGCAGGTTGAAGTTGCTGGTATCGAATTCCATCTCGCCGCTGGCCGAGACGTCACCGTCGACGTGGCCGTTGGGTACGCCTTTGCTCTGCGCCACAGCGGTGTTGTCGGTGATGTCGAGGGTGATGTTGTCGACGTGTACCTGCAGGTCGCCCAGGTTCACATCGAAGTTCTTGCCGCCGATACGTGCGGTCATGGGGACTACTCCTGGTTGTCGTCAGAAAGATCGAGGGCGATGTTCGCCGTCAGGTCTTTCGGGCAGTTGAGCGGGCGGATCTTGATGTAGATCTCAACCTTGGTTTTGCTGTGCCACACCAGGACGATGTCGCCGTCCTGGGGCGATTCGATTTCCCCCGGGAACACCTGGCCGGCGAAGGTGGTCGACTTGGCCATCTGGCGCAGCGGCTTCATAAACGCGCTGATTGCTGCGGCCATGCTGTTGGGCGAGTTGTTCAGGCGGCGATCGCCGACACGACGGATCAGCAGCGGGCGAACCTGACGAGCAGCCTTGTCGGCCAGGCGCAGGTACTCGACCACCTGGAAGTCACTGGCCGGTGCATCGAGCATGTTGCCGTCGCCCCAGAACACACCCGGGTAATCGGGATAGGTCTGCGATACGGAGAAGCGTGCCTTATCCAGTTCGCTGCGGATCGCCGATGGGAGTGGCACGCCTTCCTTATCGACGGGAACAGGACCGAGGCCCAGCACAGCGCCGCTGGCCACCCGCATGGGGCTGTCGGCAATGCTTACCGCCGCGTCGGCCAATCGACCGGCCAGCACGCCCAGGTCATTGCCATGCAATTGCGGAACAACCAAGACACGCGGCGCAGCCAGGTCTGCAGTGATTGCCTTCTGCTCGAGCAGGTATTCATCCCAGGTCTGCTGCAGCATGATGCCGGCGCTCGCCGCCATCACGAACGCGCGCCGGCCGAAGGTGTTGTTCAGCGACACGGCCGCGTCATGCATGGCCGACAGTTGCGCACCGGCAGTCACTGGTTTGGTAATCACCACCGACTCAACGGAAAAGCCTTGTTGCTGGGCTTTTTCCAGGGCCTCGGACCATTCGCCGTCTGCAGCGATCGGAGCGGCCAGGCACGCCCAGCGATCGCCGCCATTGAGGCGTGCAGCCGTGATCTGGGTTTTCAGGTCGCTGGCTGGAATGCCCAGGGCGCCGTCGAGGTCGCTGTCGGTGTTGAGGGCGAGCAGTTGGCCGACGTTCTTGGCGCCGGTGCCGATGAAAAGGAAATAGCGTTCGATCTCAGTCACGGCACCCTGGCCCAGATTGAGATTGTTTACGCTGACTTTGCCGAGTGCCATGCAGTGCCTCGCTAGCGGGGAGAATTAAGGATTTGTTGGAGCACCTGGTTCAGCAGCAAGCCAGTGTCTCGTTCGGTGCTGACGCCGATGAACTGGCGCTTGGGCAAGGTGATGTCCCAGCTCTGCGCGCCGCTGCTCTCGGTTTTTTCATCGTCCAAGATGCGGATCAGCAGCCCCGCCTTGGCGTAATTCACGTGCTCCTGAATCCACGCCACGGACGGCCGGGTCAGGGTCTTTTTGCCTTCCTGGCGAACCTTGAAACCCAGGCGGCGCAGGCGCTTTGCCTGCTTTTCCGTGGCGGCTAGACCTGCGGGCACGTTGTTCCAGCGCTTCATCTGCGCTGCAGTGCGCCGCTCGCTGACACCGTTGTGTTGCTGGGCCGCGACCCAGGCGGTCAGGGCGTTTTTCCAGCCCAATTCGGCTTCATCGGCGCTGACCCGGGTGACCTGCATCAGCTTGGCCAGGCCGGCTTCCATCTTCTTTTTGCCCTTGCCTGTGCCCTTGCGCTCTTCGAACGGGGTGCCGTCCAGGTTCTGCTGGTCACGCACACGCTTGCGGCCCATCGTCCGCACACGCTTCATCACGTTGTTCAGCAAACGCCGGCGCAGCTGTGGCGGCAGGCTCAGCAACGCCAACTGCTCGCGAATGCCTAGATAACCCCTGGCATCGAGTTCGAAGGTGCTACGACCGGCCATGGCTGGACACCTCGCCGTGTTCGGCAACCCACAGGTCGAACGGCACGAATGACCAGGTCTTTCCGAATGCCAGGATTTCGCCGTCCGGATCCTCGGCCAGGTACTGCGGCTCGATGAATTCCAGGGTGATGTCCACGTCGGCCAGGTCGTTGTCGAGCATGGTGATGTCAAACTTCGCCGCCGGCAGATCGTCGCGGTCCTGGTCGTTGCTCTCGAGCCAGCTGCCCACCAACGCCATCAGACGCCCCGGGTGATCGGCGAAACGCTCCAGCGCGATCGTGACGCTGTAGCGCATATCACCCATGCGCATGCCGCCGACGTCCGGCTTCCAGATCAGTTCCAGGTTCACCTGGTCGGTCCAGCTGTCGAGCTGTTCAGGCTCGACCAGGCGGCGCTCGATCAGGTAGGTGGTCAGGGCGCGGAGTTTGATCACAGGAGCGCCACCGTGATGCGGCCACGGCCCTGCAGCGAGCGGACGGCCTGCTGGCTGAATTCCAGGAACGATTCCTTGCGCTCGGGTGCTTCTTTGCCCAGGTTCTCGGCGCTCTCGCGACGGACAACCGAAGCGAACTCCGGCAGTAAGCTGGCCTTGGCGCGGCAATACACAGCGCGTTTGTACGTCTCAGCTTGAAAGGTGCGCTCCGGCAGGACGGTGGTGTCTGCAGACTCAACGCGTGACACTCCAGCGTCCTGCCATCGCGCTTTTAACTTGGTAAGGTCGCGATTGACCTCGGTCATTGCGGTAGTCAGGTTGATGACCAGCATCTCTACCAGGTGCTCCGCCGGCAGGCGGTAACCCTTCTGGAACTCGGCCACGGAGAGGTCCGGCCAGAAGCCGTCGTTCTCGATCGCCTGTTCCACAAAGGTCGTGGGTTTCCCGGAAAAGCTCATTGCTGGGCACTCGAATAGGGGCGGGAAAACTGTTTCAGTGGGTCAGGGCCATAAATGGTTGGCTCACATCCACAGTTTCTCGCCGGGGGGGTAGTCGGGTTATTCGGCGGCTTGGGTAGCCAGTTCTTTTGCCAACGCCTTGCGAGCGCCTTCCAGGCGTGTGCCCACACCAACAGCGGCGTGCAGCTCAGTGGCGCGTTCAAAGTGGGTGATGGCTTTCGTCCACTCCCTGGCGTCCAGGGCGCGAATCCCAAGCAACTTGTGGTACTTGGCTGGGATCTGCTCGGTGAGCTGCCATTCGCCATCGACACGCGGCAACAGGTCGGACACATACGGCTCCGGACTGCGACCGGCTTTCTGCTCAGCCTCGGCCCACTCGATCACCGCATCGGCGACAAAGGTCGGCACGTCGCGCTTGAAGCGCTCAGGCATCGGCTGGTCCTGTTCCATGGCAAAGTTCGCCAGATCCAGGCCCGCTTCGAATTGCACCGTGTCGAACAGCCATACCAGGACCTGCATCACCACCGAGTTCGGGAAACTCAATCCGGAATCGCGGTAGCGCTGCACGTAGTCCAGGTACTTGGGCAGTAGCTCGTCACGCTTGAGCTGCTGACGCAGTTCGCGGCTGTTGATCGCACTGACGCGCTCTAGGTCCTGGGCCAGTGCGTCTTCCATCAACTTCAGGTGCTTCTTGGCGTTGGCTGGGCTGGACAGCGCGGTGGCGGATGAATACACCACCGCTTCGGCACCGGCGCGTGCAGCTGCTGCAGGGCCTTCGGCTTGAACGCGGCGCTTGTGCGCCAGTGCCAGGCTCATCAGACCAACTCCACGTTTTCAGCGGCCGCGAACTTCTCAAGCTGCTCGATCACGTAGCCTTCGTTACGACCGTTGTAATCCTCGACGCGGGAGCGTTTCGGGTTCTCGATCAGGTGGCGACGCCAGCTGCTGTCCTGGAAGTAGATCGACAGGTTGTCCCAACTGGTGACGACCACGGCGTTGACCGGGAAGTGCGGCACGGTGAAGGTCGGCAGACCGCCGTAGGTCGCAATGACCTGGGCGCTTTCGATGCGTTCCTTCTCGGTCGGTTTGCCGGCTTGGTTGGAATACAGCTTGGCCTTGTCGGCGGCCAGCAGATCACTGCCGACGATCGCCACCAGGTCACCGCCATCACGGAACACAGAACTGATCATCTGCTTGGTGTCATGCACCAGGGCGTCGAGGTTTTCGTAATCGCCGCCGGCGCCGAGGGTGATTTTCCCAGCCGTTGCACCTTCGTGCAGGACCTGCTCAGGAATCTGCTCGCGGGCCAATTGCAGCCAACCCTTGTTCACGTCCTGCAGCATCGGGTAGGTGGCCAGATTGGTCTGCGCTGCAGCGTGAGTGCCGTGCCAGCCAATCATGATGCGATCCAGGGCGATCTGTTTCTGCACGGCTGCCGAGTAGCGATCGGCGAAGTCCGGGAACTTGGCCCAGCTGTCGATCTTGGCGAACGGCAGACCGACGTCCGACTCGGTAGCGAACAGCTCGTAGCCCTCGCCATTCAGGTCGGAAACATCCTTGGCTTCGCGATCGGTGGTCTTGGTGTTGGTGCGACTGGTCACCGGACCATTCACGCCGAACATGACCTTTTCGCCCTTGATATCAGTGACCGGCACGACGTTGATGCGCTCGAGGAAATCGGCGCGTTCGGTGATCTTGTCGTTCAGTTCCTGGGCGATACTCGGCTCGACGTTGAACTGGCGAGTAACATCAACACCGTAGGTCTCACCGATTGCCAGGCACAGGGCGGAGTATTGCAGCAGGGCGCGGTTGGACAGAGATTTCTGGCTCATATCACAGCACCCGTTTTTTAGGGTCGGCTGGGCCGGTGGAGCGCGGCAGCTGGCGACCTTGTGGAGTGTTCAGCAACGTGGCGAACTGCTTTTCCAGCTTCGCCATGCCGGCCAACACGGCTTTGTTGCCGCTGTTTTGGCGACTGAGGTTTTTTTCTTCCTCGGCGGTGGCCACGATGTCGTCAACAGCGGACTGCACATCGTCGATCGGCTGTTGCTCAATCACCGGCGGCGCTTCGGCAAAACTGTCGACCAGGGCCTGCAGACCAGCAGTCACGATCAACTGCTGCTCAATCAGGGCCTGTATCGCCTTGGCTGTAGCTTCATCCATTGGGGGTTTGCTCTCGGTTGGGGGTTGCGGGGATGCGGGGGTTTCTTCGATGCCGAAGCGCTTGAGCAACCCCGAAAACAAGGCGACAAACTTGTTCAGCTCGCCTTGCGGCTGGTCGTCACGAAGTGGGCCAAGCTCATGAGAGGCGGCGAAATACGCGGCCTTGCTGGTCTTGTTCGAAAAGTAGAGTTCTTGAGTGCCCAGGCTGGCCGGTTCATCGGTGACACCCAGGCCGGTCAGGTAGGCTTTACCGGTGTTCGCGAAGTTGGGGGTGATCTCGATACTGGTGAACAGCTTTTCGCCTTGGTCGTTAAGCCACAGCAATTTGTTGTTGGGCTTCAATTGGGCCTCGAGAGCAATCTGCCCCGGGGCCAGATCGTCGCCCTCTTCCACCAGGCGCACGGCAAAGACGGTGCCGTGCGAACCTGGCCAACGTTCGTGGTCGCACCAGATCACAGCGGTGTACAGAGATGGCTTGTAGGTCTCAGCGATATCACGCAGTTCCTGGGGAAGGATCTCGCGGCCATCTACGGTCGGGCCGCTGGTGGCGA